CACGGATTCATCCGTGGGAGTGTCAAGCATTAACTGATCCGCAGAGTGGGGAAGTCCGCTACATCGGCGTCAGCTTTCGCGCCAAGGACCGGTTGCGAGAACACCTGAGCCGTGCCCGCAAGGGGTATAGGACACATTTGTATTCCTGGATTCGCTCCGTACTAACGGCGCATCAGCAGCCGGGGTGGTGCGTTTTGGAGCGGGGAATAGGATATGCAACGTGGCAGGAAGCCGAAAAGCGGTGGATTGCCAGCTTTCCCCGCGGACAACTGTGCAACCATACGGAAGGCGGCGAAGGGACACCCGGTTATGTGCCGACAGCGGAGCAGCGGGCGTTGTGGAGCAGGCAGCGGAAGGGTGTGCCTTACGCGCCAGACCGCGCCAGACCAATGCTAGGGCGGCGGCACTCAGCGGAGGCGCGTCGCAAGATCGGCGAAGCCAGCAAAAAGCGAAAAGGGAAGGATAGCGAGGAAACGAAGATGCGGCGGTCGGAAGCGGCCAAGCGTCGCGGCATTTCCCCAGAAACCCTTGCCAAGATGCAAGCGGCCTCACTGATTACCCGCCGCACCGAGGAAAGCAGGCAACGCGCCAGGGCGGCGCATCCAGGGCGGCGATTGTTCTGTGTGGAGACGGGCGAAGTATATTCCTCAATCCGCGCAGCAGCACGCGCCATTTGTGCGAGCAAGGAGGCGGTTCAATACGCACTGAAGGCAAATCGCCCCTGCAAGGGATACACCTTCCGGCCCCTGCAATTTCCTTTAACCCCCAAATAGGAACTGGCAATTACTTCGCCGATAACCCCTAACAGGCGCTAGAATGGCCCTATGCACTTCTACGCTACGGCCACCCCTTCAGGTGGAGCTGTGCGCCTGCTATTCGGCCTACCGCCGACTGTGGGGCCGCTAATCTACGCCACCACCACCGCCACCCCGCCAAACCTCAGCGACGCCAACCACGGCGCCCGGCTAGTGGTAGCACCCGCCCCGAACTTTGCCGCTCACTTCAGCAACGTCATTCAGGGCGACTCAACGCTAGGGCTATACGAGGCTGAGAGCGTGCATATCGCCCTTGAACACCCGCAGTTGCGCTACTTCCAGATGCTTGACCTGCACGAGTCGTTACGGCAGCACCCCACCATCCATTACCACATGCGACATGGCACCGTTTGGATTAGCCGCGCCGTCAATGCCCAGACCCCGCGCACCACCGCGCTAGTGGGAATAGCCCGCGACTTGGTAAGGAACCGCCTTAGCTACCACCTGGGCCTAGCAGTAGCCGCTACCACGCTAAGGCCCAGGGCTGGTGTTATCCCGATCTTAGAGCAGGAGACGCTAAACAAAGATCAGCCGCAACCCTGCATACTCATCAGGGAGACGCTAAGCCCCGCCGGGCTAGACGCTATCGGCAAACATGCCGGGCAGAGCGACGACCAGCTAGAGCGGCGCTACCGCTACCGTTGCCGCGTAGACCTGCTAGCACTGTCCGAAGTGCCAGCCGAGCGCACCGTGCTGGCCAACGTCATTCACGGCGCCATCCTGCAGGACTTCATGCTCTACGATGACGCAGGCTACCGCAACATCGAAATAGTCCGCAGTATGCGAGGCGCGGTTACGCCTGACGACCGCCTACAGTTCGCCGAGGAGATCACCCTAGACGGGATGATCGAAGTGGTGACGCTCGAGCCCCTACAGGTACGCGTACGGGATATGAGCGCCTCCCTGGTCCCCTTGAGGCGAGACTAGGAACGGTATTTAACCCCCCCCTGAGGGGCTACAATCGCTGACATGGGACGCATTAAATCAACCCCAGATGGCGACCTAGCGCCCGACCAGGAAGTTCACCCCGAGGAGCCGGTGCTGAGCGTTGCCGCCTACATCGCAGACGCCCGTCTAACCCCCATGATAGCGGCTATGCTGATAGCAGAGCATCAGTACGCCAAACTAACTCACAGCGCCTGGGATGCAGCGCTAGAGGCATTGCTTAACCGTCCCGTGAGGCGGTAGGAGGAAGCATGAGCATCGGTATCTTTTTTGGCAATCGTGAGATCATCCTTCCCGGCGCCTATGCCCGAGTGAACGTAGAGGCGATGACGGCGCCCCGTGGGGTGCCTAGCCGCGCTATCGGGATAGTGGCCACCGCCGAGGGCGGCGAGGTCGGCGGCGTGACCAGGGTGAACAGTCTGGAGGATATCCGCACTCGGCTGATTGGCGGCGTAGGAGCGCACATGGCCGAGCTTGCAATGGCCCCCAGTGGGCAGGTAGTAGGTGTTTCGGATATCCACTTTGTGCGGGTCAATGCCGCCGTACCCGCTACCCTGGCGCTAGGCAACGCCACCCTTAGCGCCCATCCCGCTGGACGGATCGGGAACGGCGTCAGCGTGCGGCGCGTGATTACTGGCGACAGCACCGACCTACACCTACGCCATCTGGCGCTAGGGATTGAGGAGTCCTATCTAGGACTAGGCCCGGTACTGAGGATTAACCACGTTGGGGCTTTTGCCCTCCCGACGGTAGTAACTACGACCGTGACCGGCACCACTACGCTAACGTTGACCAGCACGACAGTTAGCGTGTTCAACAGCAACAACCTCGAAAGCCTGGACGACCTAGTAACAGCCATCAACAGCACCGCCGAGTGGACAGCTTCGCTGATAGGCCCCTTGCGTGGGGTGCGTTTTGACCAGTTAGACATTAGGTCGTTTACGCTAACCGCCGGTAGCACCCAGTTGACGATTGGCGGGCAGGCCCTGGTAATGGCGCTAGCCGACTCACGCCTAGCCAGAGCAGAGGCAACCGCAGGGACAGCCACAGCGCTCACCACCTGGACATTCATGGCGGGTGGGAGTGAAGGGCCGATACCAACTACCGCCGACTGGACAACGGCCATCGGACGCCTAGCCGAGATCGAGTTACATAGCATCGTGGTCGGAACGGGTGATTTAGCCGTGCTAAGCGCCGCTCGAGCCCATGTCGAAACCTCCAGCGACGCTAAGAACCGTCGGGAGCGCTTCCTTTACTGTGGCCCGGCCCGCAGTGCTAGCCGCACCGCCTTGCTCGACTCTTTACGGGCTATGGCGCCGGGATTGAGCTCGAGCCGCGTTCGCATCTACGGCTCAGAGCCTCAGCTAATCAACGCCCTAACTAACCGCCTAGAAGTATTCCCCGCATTCTACTTAGCGGCGATGGCCGCCGGGATGAAGGCGGGCAACCGCCCCGAGATGCCGCTAACCAACAAGCAGGTGGCGATCTTCGGGCTGAGCTACAACCTCAGTGTAGCCGAACTTGAAGACATGGCCCGCCTAGGTATCGCCACGGTGCACTTCGACGCCCCGACCGGTAACTACGTCATCACGTGGGGCATTACCAGTTACACCCGCGACGCTAACGTAGTGCTTCGCAAAGATGCTGGGATGGACATCGCGGACTACCTCAATAAGTTGATCCGCTTGCGCCTCCGCCGCTATATCGGCGAGGTAGGCGACCAGTTCACCATCGCCCAAATCCGTGACGTAGTGGTATCGATGCTCTCTACCGAGGTAAGGGGCGCCGACAACCGCGACGGGGTACTAACCGACGGGCTAGACCCACAAACCGGCGAGTACCGCCCCGGCTTCCGCAATGTCGAGGTCATTATGGACGGGTTTGATCTAGTGGCTATCCGCTACGAGGCCAACCCCGTAGGAGAGATTGCCTACATCACCGCTACCGCGTACCTCCGCCCCGTGCGGATTGTGGCGAGCGCGTAAGGAGCTGACTCATGGCGAGCATTAACCAGCAGAATACCCGCCACGCCAACCGCTGCCGCATCGTGATAGACGGCACCGTGCTGGCAGAAGGCACCAGCATCCAGGTTACCGAAAACGCCAACCCACAGCCCGTAGCGGTTGTGGGTAGCGAGTACGCCCAGGAGCACGTCTACACGCTCTACAACGCCAACGCCACCATTGCCGCGCTGCACTGGCGGCGTCAGAACCTGCGCCGCCTTAGCGCCGCCGGTGATGAGATGGTGACGATCCACGAGTTTGACGTGCAGGCGCTTGACGAGGTCGATAACCGCGTCCTGTGGGTTATCAGGCGCTGCACCTTCGCCAGTCGCGGCTCGACTATTAGCGCCAATCAGCCGATCCAGCGCAACGTGCAGATTGTGGGTATCAGGATCGACGATGGCGCCGGGAGCGGCGGGCGCAACGCCCCGAGAGATACGCGAGTCTAGCGATGATTAGCGCCGCGCCCTAGTGTAACTGTTGGGGCGTGGCGCCCTATAAGGGGTCTGATTATGTTTAACGTGTTCCCCCGGCCACCCACCGTCCCTGTTGGGGGCGGCATGAATTGGGCCATTCTGGAGGGTGTGACCGCCCTAGGCAATGTCTCGGGCGCGGTTAACCTTGACCTCAGCGCCGCCGGAGGGCGCAGAGCATTTAGCGCCCAACTTATCGGTAATGTTACCCTGAACCCGCAGAATGTACCCCCCGGTCTGGTGTCGGTAGCCGTAGTATTGACACAGGACGCTACCGGTGGCCGCAGTGTAGCCATCCCTCCTAGTTCGACGTTGCTAGGCGGCGAGGATGGGGCTATTAACCCAGCGCCCGCAAGTAGAAGCATCATCACTATGATGACCACAGACAGCGGCGCTAACTGGTTAGTAGCTATAGGCGATAGCCGACCGGGACGACTAGAGATGTTCAACTTTAACCCCCCCGGTAACGGGGCTTATTACGCCACTTTTTCGCGACCAGTGCGCCTTGATCTAGGGGCTGTGCAACTACGCGGCACCGGCACTGTGGCCTATGCCCGCAGCACCGACGGCGCGACCTTTAGCACCGTTGCGGGAGTAACAGACTTTGCCGCCGGGAACGTATTGCGCTATACCGTCAGCGCCTTTGCGGACTGGTTAGCACTAGCGATACCGGCGGTTATCACCCCCGTCACCCTACAGGCGGGCTCACTGCAACGCCAGGTCAACGCCAACCTCGACAGCATTTCACAGGTCGGGGAATATTGGGGAACGGTTGACCCGCTATACTACGACTTCCCTTCCCAAAGCAACACAGCTATCAGGTTTACGAATATCACTATCCCGCGCGGCGCCACCATCACCTCAGCCATACTCAGGGTATTCTCGAGCGAGACCGGGACCAGACCAGCAGGTACGGGCGTAGTGGTTAGAGGCGAAGGTGTTGACAACCCCCCCATGTTAGTCAACATAGCCGACCACAATGCGCGCAGAGTGAACCTTACTGCGGCTAGCGTCACACTCGATTATGGGGGTAACGTGGCGATGGGGGCCGCCTATGACCGTTCGGTAACGGTTATCGTACAGGAACTTACTGCCCGCCCTGGGTGGAATTCCGGCAACGCGA